CCCTATTGAATCTATGAAATGTGGTACACCTGTAATTGGTAAAATTCCAAGAATGGTTCCAGAGTGGATGGGTACAATTGATCAAAATGGTACACTTAACTTAAATGATAATGGTATTTGGACAGCTAACCTTAATTCTATTCCTGATATTATCGCTACAATGGTAGGACTTTATTTAGAAGACGCTTTACCTGAAAATATTACAGAAGGAATGAAGGAGTATGAAACTAAATATACTACTGAAGAGTTCGTAAAAACACTTACTGATGTTTATGAAAGAACATTCGCTAACAGAATTGTAGAGTTAGAAACAACTTATACACAACTTAGTGAAAAAGAATTAACTGAAGAGACTAAATAACATTAAATAAAAATTAAAAATATGTCAAAAAATATAACTGTAATTTTACCAGTACACAAATTAGAAGAAAATTTATTAGGTGGTGCGATAAGTAGTGTTGATTCACAAAAAGTAAAACCTTCAGAATTATTAATTGTCACATCTGACGATGAAAATTTAAAAAAATTCCTTTCGGAATATGATTTTGGAGATTTAAAATCAATTGTAAGAATTGTAGAAAATGAAACAAAAGATTATACATTCCAATCTCAATTAAATTATGGGGTTAGTCAATGTAATACTAAATATTTTACTTTCTTAGAATATGATGATGAGATTTCACCAATTTGGATCAAAAATGGTGAGGAATATATTTCTTCTTATCCTGAAGTAGGGGTATTTTTACCAATTGTTTTTGAAACAGATGAAAATGGTAAATTTATTTCATTTAGTAATGAAGGTGTTTGGGCGAAATCATATACTGAAGAACCAGGATTATTAGATAATAATACATTACAAAGAGTACAAAACTTTAACTTTGATGGGATGATTGTTAATAAAGAGACTTATGAACAACATGGTGGTTTAAAGAAAAATGTTAAATTAACTTTCACTTATGAGTTTTTATTAAGAATGACTTATCAATCAGTACCTGTAATGGTTATCCCAAAATTAGGGTATAGACATACTAATAATAGACCAGGTAGTTTATTTGATGAATATAAAACAACTATTGATGTTTTAGAAAGTAAATTTTGGGTAAATAAAGCTAAAAAAGAGTATTATTTTACTGAAGATAGAGAAATAACATATGAAGTATAATTTAAAAGATGTCAGAAACACCTAAAAAAAGAGGTAGAAAGAGAACATCAAATTTATATTTTGGACCAGAAGAGGAAGAAGCAGTAGTTATTTTTTTAACAAGTGAATCGTATAGAGAAAGAAATGAAATTTATAATAAGTACCTTAAATGCCCGTTGAATAAAATGATTGAATCAATCATTAGACGTTATAAACTTTATAGAAAAGATTATTCATTTGATGATATTCATACGGATACACTTTCGTTTTTAGCTACAAAAATGGAAAATTTTCGACCAGATAAAAATAAAAAAGCTTATTCTTATTTTGGTACAATATGTAAAAATTATCTTTTAGGACAATTAATTAAAGAAGATAAAAAGATGAAATCTGATATTATCTATGATGATGTTTACAAAACCATAGAAAAAATGGATGATTTCATCTATACTATCGATGATACTGAAAAAACACCATTAGATGAATTTATTGAGGAAATTTCAGCTAGTATAAAAGCCGAATTAAGTCATAATAAATTATCAGAGAATGAGATTAAAGTAGGTAATTCTTTAATAGATGTTTTAGATAATTGGGAAACTATCTTTGAACAAATTGAGAGTGGGAATAAATATAACAAAAATTTAATTCTTTCTTACATTAGAGAGATGTCTGATTTATCTACAAAGGATATTAGAGTTTCAATGAGAAGATTTAAGAAAATTTATAATATCCTTAAAAGTGATAAAATAAATGATGGTTTAATATAAATTTTTGTTTATTGATATTTATAGTAAAACGATTAATATGTCTAGACCTAAAAAAACAAAAATAAATTTAGATAAAAACAGTCTTCAAGAATTGATGCAGGAAATTTACAATGACTGTACTAATATTATGAATAGTGCTAGAAAGGAACTTACAGAGAGAAAATCTAGATCAGATATAGAAGATATTAATGATGAATACCAAATGGGTAAAGTCAATAATGAGACTTTAAAAATTATTGAAACGACTATTGATAAAAAATTAGCGTTAGCTAAATTACAAAGTCAAATAATCGGTGATAAAAAAGACTCTGATGATCAATCAAATATTGGTGGAGGTATTTCAGAACAAGATAAAGATGTTTTGAGACAACTTTTTAAAGAAAAATCTCAAAAAAATAACACAGAATATGATGTAGATTAAAGATGTCGTTTAATATAAAAGAAAATATTGTATGTAAACCTACAGATGCTATTGAAACTCTAAAACAAAATATTATAGAGTTAATTTCTTTAAATAAAACTACATGTAATAATTTACCACAATTTAATATTCCAAGAACATTACCGAATGTACCTGACTTGAATCCGAGTCAGGCGGTAATTGACTTTTTAACTGATATATTAGCAATTGTCTCAGGAATCAATTTTGATGAAATGAGAATGCAATTAATTAGTTGGTTAGTAGAACAACTATCACCCTTAGAAAAAGATTTAACTATTAATTTTAATAATGCACTTAAAGAATGTTTTGCTTGTAAAGTAGCACCTAAAATTCCTTCATGGATGTTTGTTACACAAACAAATACTACAACTGATGGTGTTGGTTTAAATATTGAACTTAGTAAAGTAGATTTAGGTAGTACATTTGCGATAAATCCAAATAGTGAGGTAGGTAAATTATCTTATGATGGTAATGATGTAAAAGATATGAATGCTTTCCTATGGGAAGTTATTCAAAAAAATGGTACGCCTTTAGTATGGAAAGATCCTGTTAATGGTAGGGAAATAGCTGAATTTAGATATTATGAAAATAGTCCAGTAGCTTTTACTGAATCTATAAATGGTGTAGGGTATCAAAATAGTGTACCAAAACAAAGAGTATTTAACATGAGAATTGTTAATACATATCAAAATGAAAGTCTAATAACTTTTATGAATGATTATTTCAGTAGTCAATCACCAATGTTTGATGTTGATAGGGTAATTCCTGAAATAATTGATCAACTTTATGGTATTATTAGTAGTAAAATTGATTTAGATGACGCTAGTTTTACTAAAAAGGTAGAATTTGAAGAAGCTATTATTGACTATGTTAATGGGGGTGTAGATAATATTGATGTTGAATTTGATGATTCTTTCTATGAATTTTCACCTTCTAAAATAAAAAATATTAAAGATAAAGTAGAACAAAAAAAATTAGGTATAAAAGTTTATAAAAATTGTTGTAGTAATGAATATAGTTATATACCTTATCAAGACACTTTAAATGGTTTTAATGAAATAAAATCAGCCACTACATTAAATCAAAGAATTGAAACATATACTAGAACTATTGAAAATTTAATAGAGTCTTCTTCTAAAAATGTAAAAAGTACAGATAAATCTTTAGCGTCAGCAGAATTTTTAGCGAATTTCATTTCTAGTTTACAGATTTCAATTACTAAAATAGTATTATCACCTAAAAATTTAATGATGGTAAATTTTTTATATTTTTTAGTGAATGAAAAATCTATCGAAAGTGGTGATAATGTTAAGAAATTTTTAAAGTCTATCGAATGTGTCATTAGAAAAATAATCGGTGATATTATTAGAAAAATTATATATGGGTTTTTATTACCTTTAGTACTTAGAGCTTTAAAAAATTTAATAGTGTGTGTTATCACTAAAAAGATAAAAGAAAAGAATTTAAATTATTTAAGATCGTTAAATAGTTTAATACCACCTTCTATTAATGTGAATGTAGAAAGAATTAATGAATTATTTGGTAAAGTTAGTAATGTTACTTCAAAAGTAAGATCAGCAACTGATAGTATTAATATTAATTCTTTAAATAATGTAAATCTACAATTTGGGAAAAAAGGTAGATTCTGTTAAAAAAATAAAAATTATGGCGAACGATACTTCAGGAATATTTTCAACGATAGCGAATTTATTTAAAAATGTGTTTACTGTACCAGCACCATTAAAACCAATTAATAAAGAAACCATTTTAGCTGGTGTTAAATTTAGAGAGGGTTTAAGTGCAATAGATATAGCCACTAAAATTATTGATAGAAAAAAAGATATTGGTATAGGTATTGAAAATTTACCTAGTGGTGCTCAAAATATTGATTTATTGATGGAAACTATACGTGTAGAGGAAATTATTAATGCTTTATTAACTAATGCTAAAATAGAGGTATCGATACCACCAGGAACACGAGTTATAACACAAGGTGCAAACTCTGGTGGACCTGTGGTTTCTATAGGTACAACATCTACAATAAGTAAAGGTGAAGGAATTATAAGATAATATGGAAAAGAGTTTTATAGATTGGGAAAATATTAGTAACGCTAAGATTAAAGAGAATTTAACTGTTTTATTACATGAACATACTGTAGTTAAAGATAAACTTTTAAAATTAACAGAAAAATTAGAAGAAATCGAAGATGATTACTATTATGGTAATTTAATACTTAGTAAAAGATTAAAAGGTGAAGAATGAATAATTATTATACTGATAGTACAAATACTGGTACAATACCTATTATAAAGGTAGCTGAGGTAACTGATATAACAGATATTACTAAATCAGGAAGGATTAAAGTAAGGATAGTTGGTGTTGATGATAAAGAAAGTGATCAAACATTAATTGACTGTGTACCTTTACTTCCAAAATATTTAGTTACATTACCAAAATTAGGTGAATGTGTTTTACTATTCCAATATGAATATCAATTAACTTCACCTACATCAGCGTTTAAAAGTAAGAGATTTTGGATTGGTCCTTTAATTTCACAACCTAATAAATTGGAAGGTGAAATTTATAGTGACGCTTTATCAATTTTACCTGATGGTTATAATAAATTAAAAGATCCGAATATCGAAGAAGGTGTTTATGGTAATGATGAAGATATTATATTACAAGGTAGATATAATACAGATATTATACAAAAAGATAGACAAATTTGGTTAAGAACAGGAAAGTTTATTGATGGTAACCCTACTAAATTTAATAGTAAAGATATAGGATATGTTCAATTAAAGTATGGTGGTGAAAAACTTAAAAGAGAATTAATCGATAGAGAAATTGTAACTTATGTTGAACAAACACCAGAAATAGAAATAAATGTTTTAGTTAATACATTTGACATAAATGGGATATTATTATCAGATAATTTACCAAAAAATTATTATACAGGTTCTAATATTAGTAGAACTGAATATTTTATTAAAGTAAGAGATATTAAAAGTGGTAATATTATTAGTGAATCAAATGATACTACTTCTTATGTGGGGGATAATTCAAGAGATTCAGCGATTAATAGTATTAAAAAATATGTAGATTCTGTAAAAGGTGAAAGATGGAGAATCAAATCAAGATCTACAGAAGTAATTGAAATTTATAATGGTAATAATGGTTTAGCGTTATTCCCAAGTAAAAGTATAGAAGTTAAAAAGAAAATTAAAGAGGTACAATTAACTAAAAATAATAGTAAAACTACCAGTGTCATTAACGTAGTGGCGAATAAAATTAATTTTTTAAGTCACGATGGTGAACACACATTTAATTTATCTGACCCAAAAGAATTAATCACTGATGAAGAACAAGAAAAGATTAATAATAACGCTCACCCTATTGTATATGGGGATATTTTAGTTGAATTTTTAGAATTAGTTAAAAAATATGTTAATTCTCATGTTCATCCTTATCATGGTTTACCTTCTGATCCTAGTACAGTAAAAATAGATGTTTTAACATTCGATTTAAATAAGATTTTAAATAAGAATATTAATAGTAATTAATATATTTATATATAAAGAAAAAAAATGGTAATTAGAACATATATAGACAAAAACAATACTATAATTAAAGATACTTTAATTAATACAGGTAGAAACCCTATCGCTGAATTATATTATGGTGGGAAAACAAGTGTAACTGAATATACAAGACACTTAATCTATTTCGATATAGATGATCTTCAAAATAGATATAATAATGGTGAATTTGGTGATTTGTCTAATGTTAAACATACATTGAGAATGACTAATAGTTCATTCTTTGATACCGATTTACAAGCTCAAAAATTATTAGATGGTAAACAAAGAACTTCTTCTTTTGATTTAGTATTATTTAGAGTAAATAAATTTTGGGATGAAGGATGTGGTTTAGATTACCAACAAACATTTTCTTATCAAGCTAATGATAATATTACCTTTGTAGAATCCGCTAGTAATTGGTTATATTCTACTACAACTACACAATGGGATGAACCAGGAGTTTATTCTGGTACACCATCTGGTATTACTGTTACCACACAACATTTTGATAAAGGGAATGAGAATATTGATATGGATATCACTAATGAAGTTAATAGTTTAATCACAGGTGGAACTACTAATTATGGATATGGTATTTCATTCGATCATGATATAGAAGATATAATTAAATCTCCTTCACAATATGTTGGGTTTTTTACAAGACATACACAAACATATTACGAACCCTTTGTTGAGACAGTATATAATGACCCAATTAAAGACGACAGGAGAAACTTTTATAGAGGAAAGGTAAATAGACTATACCTTTATACTAATGTGGGTGGAGAACCTGTTAATTTAGATAATAAACCTAGTGTAATCGTAAAAGATGGAGATGGTGTTATATTTAGTTCTATAACTACTGGACAAACTGTACATGTAACAACAGGTGTTTATTATATAAATCTATATATTCCTAACACTGTAACTGATTGTACATTATTTACAGATACTTGGAGTAATTTAAAAGTTAATGGTATAAGTATATCTGATGTAGAATTAGAATTTGAACTTAAATCAGAAACTGAATACTATAACTTTGGGGATAGTGAATTCTTACCTATAGAATACGCTGTTTCATTAAGTGGTATTAGAAGAGATGAAAAAATTAAAAGAGGTGATAAAAGAAAAGTTATTGTAAACGCTAGAAAACCTTACACAATTGATGAGGTAAGTTTAATAGATAATTTACAATATAGATTATGGATCAGAGAAGGTAATACACAAGTCAATGTGATAGATTGGACTGATGTTGATAGAACTTTTATGAGAAATTATTTTATCTTAGATACATCTTGGATGATACCTAATGAATATTTCTTAGATATTAAATTAGTGTCAAATCAATTAGTAAAAACATACACTAACTCATTAAAATTCTTTATTGAAAATCAAGTTGATTATCTACATTGAAAACTCATAGTTTGAAACTTTATCTTTAACTATATCATAAATTTTACTTATAGTTTCGTATATTGAATCTGTAGTAATTTTTTCAGGATATGGATAATCAAAAGTGTAAAAACTTTTTTGTGTTCTGTCTCCATCACCTATACTGTAATTTATATTTACTTCGAAGTTATTATCATCATCATAGTATTTTCTATTAGGATCTTCTTTTTTATTAAAAGACGCATAAACTATAATAGATTTACTATGATCATAACTTAATGGTAAATAAAACATAAATCCACTATACGAATCCCAAAAACGAATAACCCTTTCGGTTATTTCTTCATCACCTTTAATTTTTATTGGTATTGTCTTTTCAGGTAAATTAGCACCATTTTCAATATATTTAGCGAACTGTTCTGTTTGAGTATTTAAATATTTAAAGAAAATTTTATTCTTTTCAAAATTAGTTCTTAAATATGAAGATTCTGAAAATAAAATATCTCTTTTAGTTAAAAATGTATGAGATAAATCAAAAGCTGACTGATAATCCATCTCTAATTCTTCTATTAACATGGCAGCATTGTCATAAACATTAAAATCATTTTCTAAACCATAAGTTTTAAAGAATTTTTTTAAAACCTTTTTTTCTAATGAAGTAAATTCATCACTATTGTCAATTACCATTGACTCTAAAAGTATTTCCTTTTTATTTTTAACCATAATGCAAATATAATAATAAATATAATAAAAATAAAAAAAGGGTAGAAAAAATCTACCCCTTTTTTATATTATCTAAAAAATTGATTATCTCAATTCGTTGATATCAAATGTTACAACACCATCAACAGTTACAACACCATAGAAACGGTTGTTAACCATTTTCTTCGCGTATCTCGTCATAATACCTTTAGTCGGCGCGAAGTTGAAAGGATTTTGTAATGTTGGAGTCAATTGTAATGGTACGTAAGGAGCGTAGATATATCCTGTATCTAACAATGATTTACCTTTATGTCCTACGATAATTGAGTTAGCTGGTGCGTATGGATCACGATATACAGTATATCTACCACCTAATGAACCAACTTTTTCAATACCCATATTGTATTGATCTTGCTCTGGTGTAGCGTTTGATACGTGGAAGTATTCTAAATCGTCAAAAATTGCTGAAACTTCAGAAGAAACAACGATAAAGTTAGCACCACCTCTCAAAGTAGATTTGTGGATTTGTGCAGAAATCTGATTGATTTTAGTAATCAACGTTTGATTCCACTCTTTTTGAGTGTAAGCGTTGAAACCACCACCATTGTTAGCACGTTTCCATCCGTTGTAATCCCATCTTAATTGCCAAGCTGCTCCTTTTCTCAAATCTCTTAAGATCTCTCTGTCGATTTCAGCTGCAACTTGCTCAGATAATAAAGCTGTTAATTCAGCTTCAGCATCGATGTTATGGAATGCACTAACGTCTTGTGCTAATTCTGGAGACCAAGTAGCTCTTAATTTTCTCTCAGTAACTGATACTACTACTTCATCCAATTGGAAAGAAACCTCACCCATTTCTGTAGCGAATTCTAATGATTCATATCTTCTCCAAGCTACAGTTAATCCTGTAAATGTAGAAGCTGAAGAAGCTCCGATATATCCATCAAATGTAGCTGATGCACAATCAACACAAGTTGGGTGTGTAAGATCTAATTCGATTAATAAAGAACCATCAGGAGTACAGATATCACTGTAATCTACGATACCTTTACCATATTTTTGAGTAACTAATCTAAAAGGAACTGTACCACCTGCTGCGATAATAGTGTTACCTGCTGCATCAGTGATAGCTGGTGTAGAAGTTACTGTTAAAGAAGCTAAGAAAGATTCAGTATCCATTTCGTTACCATCTGGTCCTGTTAATCTACCTGCATTTGTAGTAGAGAAACCTGTAACAGCCATAGTAACGTGTCTGAATGAACCATCAGCAGCTTTTGGTTGAGCTGTAAGAGCTGTAGGAACTTTAACACCACTTGCGTTTAAAATTGCTCCGTAGTAACCATTAGTTGCGAAAACTGTTTGTTTACCTTTAGATGAATCATATAAACCATCATTGTAAAATAAATCGTATAAAGATTTAGTTTGGAATTCTGTAAGTGTAGATTCTCCACAAGCTGAGATTGTACACTCAGGTAATGCTCCATGTCCATCTAAATCACTACCATTTAAAGGTACTTGAGTAGTAGATGTTTTTGGTACAAAGTAGAATAATTTACCAATCGGCATGTTCATAGCTTGTACAGATACGATATCATTAGCCAATAATTTAGAGAAAACTCTACGTACAATTGGGAAAACTACAGTTTCGAATGAACCTGATGAATCAGCAGATGTTGATTCGTTCAAAAGAGCTGACGCTTGGTTTTCATATAATTGTGCAATGTTTTCTTTAACATGTCCTTTTAAACCTTCTAAGAAACCTAATTGATTCCATTTAGAAATAGTTTTAGTTCTGATTTGCTTTAGGTGTTCTAGTCCGATATTTCCAACTTCACCTGAATTTAACAAATGTCCCATTTTTATTTTTTTTTATTTTTAATTGTTATTTTATTATTATGAAATTCTTTTCATTAAATCTTTAATTGCTTTAATTTGTGGATCAACATATGCTGTAGATTCGTTCAAATTAGTAACGTTTGCAGATTTTATAGTTTTATTTACTTTCACTTCAACAGACTCATTGATTGGTGATTTTCTATCTAACTCTTCTTTAATAGTTTTGTAAATGTTTTTTGATTCTTTAATTGTCTCAGCCCCATCAAACCTTTTTAGGATATCCATTTTTTCTTTTTTGGTTGTAGAGTGTTCCGTAAATAATCTATTTACATAAGCTAAATTTGTGTTAAAAATAGCAACTTCATTAAGTTTGTCTTTGAAAATATTAAGAGCTTTTTTGTATTCTTCATTTTTTTCTTTAAGCTCTTTGTATTCTTTAATCATCTTTGATTCAGCAACTGTTTTGTTTGTTTGTCTTTGTGTCAAAGGTTTACGATTTCTTTTAGATTCTTCGAAAGAATTTCTTCCTGAAGCCAATCTAGCACCTGTGTATCTTTGTTTACCATCTGCTCTATGTCTTCTGATTCTATCTTCTACGATTTCCTCTTCTTCATCGATGTATTCACCTTCTTCCACATCTTGAAACGCTCCGTATAAATCTGATTTATCATCCAATTCAATTTCGTAAATTGTTTCATTTTCATCTTCTTCATACATTGCACCTGAACCACATTCTTTACAATACTCACCACCTTTTTCATCCATAGATTCTTTGATGTAGTATTCTGCTCCTGTTTCGTTATCAGTTAAGTGAATCCCTTCATCGTCTTTAACTACTTCAACAACATCGTTGTCTTTCATTAATTTAAATGCTTTGATTACTTTGTCATCTGGTGCTGTTCTTAAATCTCTAACTTCTAAATCATCTTCATCAGAGAATTCTTCATCTCCTAAATCATTTAATCCATCTAAATTTAATTCAAATCCAGAAATCCCATCTTCATCTTCATCTTTATCTCCTTCCTCATCGGAAAGTGAATCAAAATCTAAATCTAAATCGATTTGATCTTCATCTGAATCAGCAACTGGTTCTTCTTCTTTTACGTCAAGATCTAACTCAACGTCTTCTTCTTCATTATCATCAGACCCTAATTCTGTAACATCGTCAATTTCTTCCTCTTCCTCATCTTCCTCTTTTAAAGATGACTCAACGATATTTTCAATTTCTTTCGACATATGTGCCGCAAGCATTTCTTTCGTGTTGGCTTTTAAGGCATCCTCTAAAGATTTTGCTTCTAGCAAAAATTCTTCGATGATAGATTTTTTTTTCTCAGCCATTTTGTTTTTTTTGTTATTATTATAAAATTATTAATATGCAGTTTTTATGCATTTTTTAATAAATATGCGTTACATACTAAAAGTTCATTTTTTTAAAAAATTATTTTTTAGTCAATTAAAAAATTATCTAAACTATCTGTCAATAGATTATTATTTTTTTTAGTCGATTCTGACATCTGTTGTTCTTTAGATGGTTGATCATTGTATATCCAAGAACCTGGTGTTGAAGGTGAGGTTACAATATCCCAACAGATTAATTCGAAATCTCTTTGTACAACATTTCTACCATTTTCTTTTTCTAATGAACCAACACCTCTAGATGATACACCTATTTTTAAACCTTTTCTTAAATAATTAGCAACCTTATCACCTTCACAAGAAATAATACCTTGTGTTACAAAACCAGGAGACATAATTATTTCTAATTTACCCATAAGTACATTACCTTCCCACCATAAGTCAACTACGTTATGAGAAATTCTACTAATAGATACAATAGAACTTTCTGGGTGATCAGCTTCACCCAGTGCTCTTTTTTCTTTAATAAGTTTAAGATAATTTTCAGCCTCTCTTCTTAAGATGTCTTCTGGATAAACTCTTTCGTTTTTGTTTTCCACACCATACTTTTGCATAACTGCGTATACAATAAGAGGTTCTTCGATTATAGGTTGTCCTTGAGTTAGTTTATTTACTTCGTTTATGAAGTGTCTATTGTCATTAGGGGATATATATCCTGAGTCATACTCAATCAAAATCCCCTTTTTATTTATTTCATTCTTTTTTAATATTTCCATAATAATGATATACTTTATTAATAAATATACCATTGGAAGTAAAAACTTTAAATTTTAGTTTTATAGAATGTAAAATAATCATTATTATCTAGACAATTCTCAACCACATTATAGATTACATTTTTTGATGTTTCCATCAAGTTTGGTTGATTAATAGGTAAACCTTTTTTTTGGAATAGTGTGATCTCACACGACATAAAACTTCTTTTTTCTGGATTAAACCCTGAAGTTCTCATATCTAAATCTACAATATATCTATCATTGAAGAAAAAATCTTTATCGATATTGTTATTTATATTTTGTTTTATTTTTTTACGTAGGTTATTTAATATGAAATCGTAATTAATATTTTCATCATGATTTTTAATCTCCCCCCACGCTGTTAAATTTATATATAAACTTTTTGATTCTTTATTATTAACAGTACCTAATTTAGTTTTGTAATTTTTTAATAAATCTAACTTTAATTCTTTCCCTAATTTCATTCATAGTATTCTTATTTTTTGTTATTTAAACTTTAATAAATATACTCTTTTTAAGAGGGAAAGTCAAATAACAAAAAAACCCATCGTTTGATGGGTTTTAATAAATTTAATTCGATGATACAGATTCTTTCAAATTATATACTTTATTAATATCTGTTTGATATGAATTAATATCAAATTCCATATTTAATAATTTATCTTTTACTCTTAATAATTTATCTTTTAAATCTAAATCAGAAGATTCTGTTAATTTAGTATTGATGATTGTAATACATTCATTTTTAATTTTTTTAAATGTATTCGATTTATCTTCATCAGTACCATTTAATATTGATTTAATTATTTCTTTTTCTGATTCATTAATATCTGAATATTTTGAATTTAATTTATTCACCGCCAATTTAGTTAATACACTAGGTGGTAAATCAATTACTTCTATGTTTTCAGTAATAGTTTCTTCTTCTACCTTTAACATATTATCTTTAATGAAATTAATCGACTCAGATATTCTATTAATATTAGAAGGTGTTTTTTTTGTTTTTACTAAAAAATCAATATGTTTGTATAGTTCTTCATTTACTTTAACTATAGATTTACCTTTTAATAAAGAAACAAGTTTATTATTAGAATCAGTAGTGTTTAAAGATTTTAATAATTCGATATTTTCTTTAATGAAATCTTTAGCGTCAGTTTCATTTGTGAACTTTGTATTTTGAAGATTCTTATAAATTAAAAATTGATTCTTAAGGTTTTTATCCTCTTTTACCATTTTAATATATTTTGAAAATAATTTCTTACCCTTCTCATCTTTAGTGATAACAGATTCAATAATTATTTTTTCAAAAGTATCTTTTATATTCCCGAAATTTTCCATATTGTTTTTTATAATAAATATCGTATTCGTTAAAAAAATTACTATTTAATCAAATTATCTATTTCATTAGTTAAATCATTAATTTTTCTATTAAGACTTTCACTTTCTTTCTGAACATTATCTAAATCGTAAATTTTATCACTTTTATCTAAACTTTCAGTTAATTTTTGTAAATATAAACCTTGATATCTTCTTACTTTTTCTTCATACTTTTTCTTATTATCTTCTACCAAAAGATCACCTTTTTTCTTTGTTGATTCAGTTGTAGGTTCAGTTGGTGGAGTAGTAGGTGTACTTGTTGATCCTCCTGATTCTAAACCACCAAAAGCTCCCTCTTCACCACCTTCTTCAGGTTGTGCTTCACCAGCTCCTGTAGTTAAAGCGTCAAAATCACCATATAATCTATCCACTCTATCGAACATACCTGATTTTTTAATTACATTAGCTGTTTGATCCATTTCAGCCGCTGCTGCTTTCTCTAATCTTTGTTGTTCTAAATCATTTCTGATTTCTTCTTCAGACATACCTAAAATTTCTTTTTTAGCTCTAGTCATAGACATTGCTCCGAATCCATTTCCTGCGTCTGTAACTAAATCTTTATAAAGTGTAACTTTTAATTGAGTTTGTTCTATCTTCAACATCTCTGCTTGTGTAGAAGGATTATTTAATGCTAACGTAAAGTTTTCTAATTCATCTTCTAAACCTAAAATATATAAATGGATAATTGCTATTTTATTAAGTTCTTGAATCATTGATTGTTGAATTCTATTAATAGTTCTAGCAAATCTAATATCTTGTAAAGCTAAATTTTTACCTTCACCAGCAGCATCCTCAAAACCTAAAAATGGTTTCGGAACTCTCAATGCAGTAAACAACTTTTTTTGTAAATATTGAATATCCGCAATTTCAGAAAGGTTAGTTGCACCCGCCAAAGTTTCTATTGGACTTGGTGTGTTTGGATCCCTAACAGGTATGAAATAATCTTGATCCTGAGCCATCTGATTATATCTAGTATCTATTTGTCCAGTTTTCTGATCAATCACAGGACTCTTTTTAAAATTGTTTGCGATTTTTTGTACGTATGATGGAACATCTGCTTCATCGATATTACCAACAAATATTTTGAATATTCTTCTTTCAGGTGCTCTCGTAACCCTGTAAATTAACATTGCGTCTTCAGAAAGTAATAACTGTTTCCATATTCTTCTAGCTTTTTCTAACATTGAAGTTCCATATGGTAATCTTCTATCGTCACCTAATAATCTAAAGTGAGCCACTTGCCAAGCGTTAAATTCTACATCTCTACTTCCCCATACAAATTTTACAGGATTAAATCTATCTGTACTTTTGTTTGAAGAATTTTCACCAAAACCATCATTTTCTTTTCTTGAGATTTCAATATTAGGTAATTGTTTCACACCTAAAACTCCTTCTTCACTATCGATATTTAAAAATAAAAAGTTATCCCCATACTTACAAGTATTTCTTGTCCACATTGGAAGTGATGTGTGAATATCTAATCTATTATAAAATAAATCTTGTAGAATTCTTTTAACCCTTTTACTTTCTGAAAAAATATTTAACATTTTACCTTCACCATTTGGTGTGGTAGATTCTTCCATCATAATATCCAAAGCTGCTGCGATTTCGGGGAAAAATTCCATACCCTCAAAATCAGCGTAAGAAGCCAATCTAGTTGTTTCATAATATATGGAATGTTGATAAATTTCATTATCAACCTTTTGCCACATATTAGCCAAATATTTATCTTGTTGTTGTTTTAATTTTTCAAATTCATACTCTTCTTTAGACTTTGTCCTTAGAATTTCTTTATCATTCAAAGAATATTTAGATTTATTTTGTTCCTTTTTAATTTCAGGACCGAATAAATTACTTAATTGTTGAAATATTGTTTTTTTCGCCATTAGTTTTTATTTTTATATAATATAATAAATATAATGAAAAAATAAATGTTATTTGATTCCAAATAACCAGTTAAATTCACCACCATCATTAGGTGTTCCATTATTTTGTTGTGGGTTATATGAAGGTGTATTAGTATAGAATGGATTTACATAACCTGGTTGTGATTGAGTCACTTGTGTACCTGAAGATACATTTACCCAACTATCCAACATAGCCTTCGTTTGTTTTTCCAATTGTTGTAATTTCTTAAATGATGTTTGTACTACAAATATACACATAGCGTAAGCCATAATAATATCATCATGATACCCTTCCATATGATCTGGTCTACCATTTTTATAAACAAATGTCCTCAATTCAGAAATTAATCTTTGAGATCTAATAATAGTTTTATTCTCTCTAATATGTTCTTCTAATTCAGATACCATTTGTAACCTCGTATTACCAACGTTAAAACCGGGAACTTTATCACCTTCTTGATATTTTGTCTTAGAATATTTCTCACTCAATTTTCTACTTTTAGGATCATCATAATGTAAATGTTTATAATCCATTTCCAACAACTTTAAAACTGTTGCTACACCCATACCACCTGTAATATCTACAATTGTATAAGCGTTATACATATTTCCATATTTATATATTATTTCTGCCAAAATATCTGGTGGTAATTTATATTGGAATTCCGCCACTTGTTCTAAATTCTCAAAATCTAAAATTACTATAGTTGAACTATCTTTACCATCACCTCTACTAACATCCGCACCTAATATGTATTTATGACCCATTTCAGGTTCTTTCCATATCCACATAGCCTTCTCTAATTCAGCTGAAAATTTTGGTTGTATCACATTATTAATTTCATGATAAGTGATAAATTCATCATCTATTACGTTACCTCCAGAACCAATAAATGATACATCTAACTCCTGAGCGATTTTTTTAGCGTCACCCATATCAGCTGCCATTTCCTCATACCAAGGGGATAATGGTTTCCAACCATCATTTACCATTATTTCATAAAATTCTATGGTACTTTCATCAGTTTCATAAATTTTATCTAAATATTCCCACCTTAATTTAGTTCTACCTAATGATTCACAAATAATTTTTTCATCTTCACCTCTTTTCCAATAAAGATTTCTATTATATCTTACATCTTGATACCACTTCATCTCAACAATATTGAAATTATTGTCTTTTTTCTTAGCCCCATCATATGTTTTATAATATAACGGATCTAGGCCATTTGGAGTTGATATGAGTGAAATCTTACCACCTGTACCTAATGAAGCTAAAGCTGCTCCGAAAACTTCAGAACCATTATCGATAAACGCCGCCTCATCCATTACTAAGAATGTTGGTGTAAATCCCCTTAATGCGTCTTTAGATGTTGCTAAGGCTCTAATTTCACAACCATTAGATTTTAATTTAATATGTCCCTTAGAATTTATTTCTAAATAATCAGTACCTTCTTCTAAACCCCAAACCCAATAAGGGACTTGATCTAAAAAATCTTTTACTTTTTTAAGGAATTCTTGTGCTAGTGTTTGTTTATTGGCTAATATTAGAACCTTGTGTGGGTTATCAGGATCACCAAACGCTGTTTTCACTGCGATATAAGCTGCCGTAGTTGTAGATACACCCGCCTGTCTGGGTTTAGTTACAATATTACGATTATGTTTTTCATAAGACCTAATAATTTCTTTTTGTTTATAAAAGAGTTTAAAAGGTACATTACCCTTTTGAGTAAGGTCAAAAGTTTTTAAAAACGTTTCTATTGCAAATATTGGATCTTCTAAACTACGAGCATATACTTTTAATTGCTCTATTCTATCCATATTACTTTTTAATGATAAATATGTAGGAATAGTATAAAAATTTAATACGCTACTAATCTATCTTCTACCCAAGCTTGATAATTAGGACCTAATTTATATGTAACATTGTTTCCACCACCAACTCTTTCTATAATTTTTGAATGTACTACAGCTGAAAAAAAAGTTGAGTATTGTCCTCTTGTGTAATGTGAACCAATATATTTTAAAAAATTTGTTTTAGTTTTATTTGGTATTTCAGGTGTATCTTTTATAAAAGTTATTAGTTTATCAACTAAACTATTTTCCTTTTTATTGAATGTGATGTTATTATATTTGTGAAAAACCACTAAATTATTTTTTTTAGCTATTGTATTAACAACACTATCTAAATAATTACGATTTTCACCACCTAAATGTTTTCTATATAGAGAAAGTTTTTGTATAACTTTTTTAGGTTCTAATGTTTCTATTAAATTTTCTATAAATTTTTTTATATAAAATGAAATTAAAAATGAAATCCTATGTTTTTCCGTATACCCACCAGAAGATCGATTATAAAGTTTATCTAAATAATTCATTTTATCGTTAATATTTTCTGGTAAAAAATAAATTTTCCCTAAAAGAAAAACACATATATCGATATCAGACTCATTATTTGGGTAATTAAAATTTTTGGTATTAAATAATTTTTGTAATAAAAATTCTATTAGTATTTTACTTTTCTTAATCATTTCTAAATTAAACCCATAAGTATTTAATTTATTTAAAATAATATTAAAATTTTCTTCAAATTTAACTTCGTCAATAAATAACGTAATATATGAATCTAATTTTTCATTTTCAATAAGTAATCTTTTATATTGGGTTTCATTTATAATAATTTTCATTTTTTTTAACTTTATAATAAATAGTTATTACAAATAAAAAAATCCTGTAGTTTCTACAGGATTTAATTTATTTTTTTTATAATTTTAAAGGTATTTGTGTAATTTACTTACTTTTTCAAAATCTCCAGAATCTAAAGCGTCATCTATAAGTTTTTGTAATTCACTTTTGGACATATTTTTATAATATGTATCTTCATCTTCTATTTCATCTGTTTCAGTAGAACTTTCATCACCTAAATGATTTAAGATGTCACCCATATCATCATATCCTGTCTCATCAAACATATCTTCTAAACTATCAGATTGATCTTCGTTATGTAAATCTTTTAATTCTTTCATAATTTCTTTACATCTTTGACTACCTGATAAAATTTCTTTCACAAATTCGTGGAATTTTTGAGCTGGTAATTTAGTTAATTCTCTAAATAACCATTGTTTGATATCATAATCCTCATCATCTACACATTCTAAGAATTTTTCCCACATACCTGGACCTAATCTCATACCCCATATCTCATTCGATGGTGTATCAGCTAATGATATAACTTGTTTTTGTTCTTCGAAATCTAAATGTCCTTCAGCCCAACTAGAAGCTGCTAATTCCATAGACCCTTTAATTAATTCATGAACTAATAATGGGAAAATCCATGCTTTAGCTACTACTACTGGATATTCTTCACCTTTACTTACTTCGATATTTTCACCACCATCTTCTTCATTTGAATCATCAGGATCATTAGAAAAATCTTTTTCAGCTTTTTTCCAAACAATTTTTTCAGTTCCACCAATTTGTCCACCCATAACAGTATCGGGAATAACCCAATATTGGAAATCTGCGATAGACATAAGTTTACCATATAACCCCATTAATCTAGGATCAATAGAATCTAATTCATCAGCAACCATATGGAAAATATAATGTCCTTTTTTAGCTGCTCCTTGCATCATTGCATTGATGATATTTCTTTTATCAACCTCAATTTCTAACTGTTCTAATCTTTCAGCACTTTTAGGTTGTTTTGATTGTGGTTGTGAAGATGGAGTTTCATCTTCCTCTTCCTCATCACTATCGATTGATAATTTACTTCCTGGTGGTACTAATTCCACTTCTAACATTTCTTGTGGGATATCAAACTCCTCAGAAACGATATCAATAGCTAATTGTTCTAAAGCATCTTTATGTCTAGCTTCTATTTGACTTACTTCACTCATAATTCTAAACATTTCCTGCATAATTGTTGGAGATATGTTTTGAACACCATGATATCTTTTTACTTTATTAATGATTTCTTTAAATCTTTTAGATGCTATTTTTTCTGAATAGTTACTTAAATCACCCGTAGATGGTATAGATTTACTTTTTCCAAAAACGTGTTCACCACTTCTTAAAGTTCTCTCTAAACTTGGGTTCATTCTTTCAGGGTGTTCAGGATCGTACTCAACAGCTTCAGATAATCTTTTAACCCTAGCTTGTTCTCTAATAACTCTACCTGTAACTTCACTTATTATATTTCTACTTTTTTTCATATTAATTTTTTTTACAAACCTAAAGCTTTTTTTTATATTAAACAATTTTAATGTTCTGTATAAATAAATATCTTTAGTTTTCTTTTTATAAACCTTTTTTAAATCTCTTAGCTAAATTTAAAGCTCTAACCTTAGATAAGTCTTCTTTATTTTTAGTTTGTACACCTGGTTTCTTTTTATCTGTATCGTATGACTTTAATTTTTTATCTACCGCAGATATAGATTTATCACCTTTAGTTAATTTAGTAGCTCTACCTTTTTCTAAATCTTTAGGTATCCAATTTTCATCACCATCTTTTTCATTTATAGTAACAGATTTTACATCACCTGTTTTTTCATCCTTAACACCATAAGTACCTTTTTTTAATGTATTCATAGTATTAGTGAATTCACTTTGTTTATACACCGCCATTTGTTCTACTTCATTAATATATTTTTCCATTAGATTTTTTTTAATGACATTTTTAATTTCGGATTCTGTTAAAATTATTTTTTTCATATTAATATTTAAGTATTTATTATTTGTTTATCGAATTTCAAAACCATATCTCTTTCATATAATTTATCGTTTACAGATTCAATATCTTCACCAAAAGAGAAAAATAATCTTTTTTCAGGATAATCATCATACCCTTCCATATTTTCCCAAGCTAAAGCGACAACACCATCTACAGCGTCCCACATAGCGAAAGAATCAGATTCTTGTACTAAATCTAATCTAAGTGTGGTATTTAAATTACCTGTCTTTTTAATAAAATTTTCTTCTGGTGGTTCTGGATTTCCTGAAGATGGATAAGAATCCCATCCTTCCCCGTCTATATCCTCTATAACGTCAGAAAAGAGGAATTCATAAATGTAATTCCCCTTCCAATTCTGTCCTACTTTATTTATAAAAACTAGTTTCATTATCTAAACATTCCTCTTCTTCTAAATGATGGTTTTGGTAAACCTCCTTCTTCCGCTTTAGGATTTGGGTTCACTAATGGTTTTTTAATTTTTTTCCACTTATCACCTTCACCTGGTTTAGTAATCGGTTTTTGAATTCCTGGTTCTTTAACTGGTGCTGGATTATTCATTTCGAAATCTTCTAATCCCGCTTTAGGATTTGGATTAACTAATGGTTTATTAATTTTTCTCCATTTGTCTTTTTCTCCTGGTCTAGTGATTGGTTTTTGAATTCCCGGTTCTTTAACTGGAGCTGGATTATTCATAATAAAATCATAATCTAATTCAATAAAATCTTCTTGATTGTTATGATTAGTTGATGGGTAATCAGCTCTACCATTATTATCTTTATCTAAATCTAATCTATTTGGTATACCATCAAAATCACTATCAAAGTCGTAATCTGAAGTATTTTTTGATAAACCATTATTTCTTGGAAATCTATCTGTGAAATCTACTGATGAAGGAAATTCATTTTTTCCGTATCTTACACTATCCAAAACATCCATATCTTCATCCATCACTCTTTTTTTAGATGGTCTTTCACCTTTTCTTAAACCTTCGAAATCTTTTTTATTGATTACACCATAAGGTTTTCTTACATCGATATTTTTTCTATTATCTTTAAATGGAGAAGTACTTTCATTAGCGTCTTGTTCACTACATGTTGAACATCCTTTACCCATACATTCTTCACAAACGTATCTAGACTCTACCATTCTCTTATTATTAGATAATTTTTTCATTAATGTTTTTTTAGTAAAAGTTTTTGTTTCATCTACTCTTTTATATTTTTTACCATTAACTGTGATGAATTCATCTTCTTTCCCTTTTTTATTTTCTTCAGATAATTCTTCAGTTGGTTCATCAGATAATTCTTCATCAGTTTCTTCTGATTTAGGTTCGTTATCAAAACCACCTTCCTCTTCATCACCTTCTAATTTTGAAATAATATCTTCTTTATCACCCTCATCCATATCATCTAAGTGCATTGCTGAAATTACAGAGTTGATAACATATTTTTCTATTTCAGGATCAACTTTTTCAGAATCTCTCATTAATTGAGTGATTTTACCAGTTAATTTTTGAATTTTTTTAGTAACTTCGTCACCATCTTCATTATCACCATCTTCTTCATCAGTATCTTCTGTGTCACCAAAGTCCATATCAGCGATATCACCACCCATATCAACATCAACCTCATCTTCAACTTCATCTTCTACAGGAGCCTCAACTGGAGTTTCTTGTTTTGGTACATCTACTTTTAATACAGATTTAGCTTCTTCTAATTCATCATCAGAATCAGATATTAATTCTTTTTTTTCTTCTTCAGTTTCATCTTCTTCCATAACAAAACCAAATCCAACACCACCACCAAAAGCAACACCATCAGATTCAAAGATGTTTATGTTATTTTCAATACCATAAGATTCATTTAACATATCAAACTTTAAATTTAATTGTTTTAAAGCTTCAGAATAAGAATGGTATTTTTCACTACCTTTATTTTGTAAACCTCCGATATAGTTAAAATCTTCAGCTAAAAATTGTCCATTTGTTTTATTAGATGTTTTAATGAAGTAATCATGATTTTCTCTAACGATACCATAAACAATACCATTTGGACCTTTTTTTATTAATTCTAATTCAGAAAAACTTTTACTTTCATTTAAAGTAGTCATTTTCCCCATAAGGTCTAACATTCTATTTAATTTATCTTGACCTTTAAGACTTTTTGGATTTACATTATTTTTCATATTTTATTTTTAATTTTCTTCTATTATTGGATTACCTGTTTTTATATTTACAAATTTGTAAGTTTCCGTTGTTGTTGAAGCGGAAATTAATCCTGTGTCAAATACATCCGCTGGTTTATTATTACCTAAAAGTAAAAAACCTGAATTAAGTGTTGTTGTTGATCCATTAACTAAAATATCTAATGTTTCACCCGCTACACCTACTACAGATATACCATTAATAGTATAAGTACCATTTGTGTTAAAGTATATAGCACTATACACATTACTATTAAAGTTTACGGTTGTATTATTATGAATAACTGTGTATGTACCAGTTCTATAAGTTGTTCCCATATTTAATGTTTTCTATATAAATATTACATTTTAAATAAAAAAGCGATATCAGATTAAATGATACCTCTAAATTGTTTTATAGTTTCGTGAAGTGTAAGTGATTTATCATACGCGTTAGTTTCTAATTCACTTAATTTATCTAGATATTCAGTTCTTCTTAAAACTTTAAAAGCGATGTTTTCGTATGAATATTCACCTTCTCTATCTAATCCAGATTGTCTCATTTTTTTTATCTTATCTTTAAGTGTTTTAATTCTTCTGATAGTTTTATCGTATTCAGCTCCTTTATATAAAAGGTAAATATCTTCTATAATATCTATAATTGAATTAACCTTTTCTTTCACTTTTACAGAATCTATTTTCTTATCACCCTTTTCAGGTTTAATAACCCATCCATCCCATAAAACAGAATAAACCCCACTTGAAACGTGAGGTTCACTAACATCTTGTACATATAATTCAACATCATATCCTTTTATTTTAATATCATGTTTATCATTCCATAAATTCTTTTTAGAGTTGAAGTACTCTTTAACTAAATCTATATTTTCATCTACATCTTCAAAATTTAATAAAATATGTAAATCTACATCTGAAAATTTTGACCAGTTATAATTAGATAAACTACCAGTAAGGATAATATCTTGTATATCCACCCAACTAATTTCAAGTGTTTCAAAAAAATCATCAGCGATTAATAACAATCTAGTACGTATTTCATCATACATATGTTGAGTTTCATCAAAAACTTTAGGGTTTAATGTATCCCTTACTTTAAATGAAGATAAATCAATTTTTTCTCTTTCGATAATATCATTAACTTCGTTTTCTTCTAATCTTCTAATATCCATAAAATATTTTTTATAAATAAATATTAAGGAAAGTATAAATATGTTTAAAAATAAGAAACAGGCGTAATCTTATTTTTATCCTTTAATTATTTGTTTTCTATTTATTATTAATAGTCACTATTTCATATCTCTTATTTTCTTCCGTTGAATTGTTAAGAACTTGACAAATTCTCGTAACCTCTCCAAAACAACTTGTTTCGAAAACTTCGTAATTACCATTTAATAGTAAAACATTTTGTATCTTATCCTTACTTGATTTGATAACTTTTTTAATTTGATAACTTGTAATCATTTTATTTATTTTTTAATTGAATAATTTGTTCTAATAATGGTTTAACATTCACTATGTCCTTAGACATTTCATTTTTATATTTTTTAATAGTGGTGTTTAATGTTTTACCTTGACTTTCTGAAGATTCAAATTTAATATAATCTTCCTTCTTTACATCTTCATAAACATATTGTCTTCCAGAACTAAAAATTAAAGCTAATTTTTTTTCTTTAATTAAATACTTTGAAGCTAAAATATTTGATGAATCAAATAAACACTCTATAGCGTTCTCTCCCTCTTGTTTTACTAATACCATAATTTTATTTTTTTATTAATTTATATGAATGAATTTTTTTCATTTCGTAGATTGTACCTTTTATTTCTTCCAGATTCCAATCCTCACCTTCAGTTTCTTCTGAAATGATAACATAATCACCTGTGATGATCATAGCGGAATTTAAATATTCCTTTGTTTCGGAAGGGATGTCCATTCCATTTTTTAAAAGTAAAATAATTTTACCGAATTTTGGTGCTGATGAATACATATATTTTATAATTTAAAAGTAAAAATAATAAATTAAATTTAAAACACAAAATAATATGAAAAAAAAATCCCCTCATTTGAGGGGACTGAATTAACTAATTTTAATTTTCCTTGTATTTGTTTCCCAATCAGTAGTTTTTTCTTTAGGGATAAAAATAGTTGTAATACCATTTTTAGTTTTAGCGTGAATATCTTCACTAACAATATTTTTAGGTAATTTGAATGTACGTAAGAATTTAGTTTCGTGTAATTCTTTAGTAATGTATTTACCTGTAGTTGTTGTTGATTCAGTTTCTTGTTTTTCACCAGTTATCGTAATATGTTCTCCATGAATTTCGATATCTAAATCACTTTTAGTAATTCCTGGTGTGAAAATTTCATATCTATAACCATTCTCATCCTCAAAAATATTAGTTAAAGGAACATTCGTTGTAACATTCTTTAATGTTGAGAAATCAGTAGTAGTTTTAGGAATAAAAGTAGTACCGAAAGTTGTTAATGGTTTTAAGAAAACATTTTCTTCTAAAATTGTGTCAAATTCTTTTAAAAATTTACTTAATTGTTTTTCTGTCATTTTTGTTTTTATTTATTTATGTTATTTATTATTTTTTGTCTCTCTTAGACAAACTATGTACCAAAGTATAAATTATGTCAATTTGTCATGGGTTATTAATATGTTTTCCCTTTATCTTATAATAATTGACATCTATATCGTTTTCTTCTAATAAATTTTTTGGTATATAGGTTTCTCCTGTTTTTAAAAAATGATTCATTCTTTTTGTTCCGAAATCTATATTAAATTTTACTAAATCCACACCTATGAATTTTCTATTGTTTTTTAATGACGCTACACCTGTTGTAGAAGAACCAGCGAAAGGATCTAAAACTATATCTCCTTCATCACTACCTATCTTAACAAACCAATCAGCTAATTCTACTGTAAATGGAGCTGGATGTAAAACACTAGGATTTGATTCCGCCGCCGCTATTACTACATTGTGAGGTAAAGAACCTTTTTCATTTAATTCTTTTAATTGTGAATCATAGATACCATCTCTAGAATTTATCGTAGTAACAGGTTTTTTAAATCTACGTTTAGTAACTTCAGAATGTTCAGTTCTACAATTATCCGCCCTAAATTTAGGTTTATTAGAATTTGAAAAGTGGAATACATATTCATATCTATCTATCGCCCTATATTTACAATTTGTGGGCATCGCTTGTTTTTTAAACCATATATAAGGTTTCGCCACAAGAAACCATCCTTGTTTTCTCATCTTATATTTTAACTCATCGATAACTGGATGAACTACACCATCATCAATTTTATCATTAATATTAAGGAAAAAACTCCCATTTGGTTTAAGTACTTTAAGAAATAAATCTGTAAATTCTAAAAACCAATCAGCGTAATCATCTACATGTATAGAACCAATTTCACCATCATCATTACCACTATAATTTTTCCTCATTGAAAAATAGGGTGGAGAAGTAAAAATCATATCAACCTTCTCACCATTTTCAAACATTTTTTGTAAAACCTCCTTAGTATCACCAAAATGTAGTTCGTATTGACTTTCCATAAAATTATTTTTAAATTTGAACAAATATAGTAATATTTATTTAAAAAAACAAATGGACATGAAAAAAGTCTTACCTATCGTAAAAAAAATCTTTAATATGTCAATCAAAGAGGCTAAACTTTATGATGATTTTGAAGTAAAAATAGAACATGTAATGATTTCAATCATTAATAACTATGATAATATTGCTATAAGAATATTAGAGGATATGGGTATCGATGTTGATTTATTACATAAAAAGATTGAACGTAAGTTAGTAAAGAAGAAACCTAATAATTTAGAGAACTTTACAATGGATATTCCTTTAAATGAATTAACTGAAGAAATAATAAAAAACGCCGAAATCGAGTGCGATTTATTAAAAGATAAATATTTAGATATACCACATATTGTCTTGTCAATATTGTCGAAAAAAAATAACGTGAATACAATTCTTAAAACAATGAAAGTTACTTATAAAGAGTATCAAAAAGAAGTGAAAAAACATATTGTCCAAAACGCTATTGAGCCTATGGATAATGATGAAGACGCTTTCAAAAAAAATAAGAAAAATACTAAAAATGGAAAAACAAATGCTACACCTATTTTAGATAATTTTTCAACTGACTTAACTAAAAGAGCGTCAGAAGGTAAAATAGATCCTGTGATAGGTAGAGATGAAACTATTCAAAGGGTTGCTCAAATATTAGCGAGAAAAAAGAAGAATAATCCTGTATTAATCGGGGATCCGGGAGTTGGTAAGACGACAATTGTTGAGGGATTAGCTTTAAAAATAATTAATGGAGATGCTCCTAGAACATTATTAGATAAGAGAATTATCTCATTAGACGTTACTTCTTTAGTTGCTGGTACAAAATATAGAGGACAGTTCGAAGAAAGGATTAAAGGTATCGTAGATGAATTATTAGAAGTAGATAACGTTATTCTTTTTATAGATGAATTACATACTATAGTTGGTGCTGGAAATGCGTCAGGATCAATGGATGCTGCGAATGTATTAAAACCAGCTTTAGCGAGAGGTGATATTCAAGTTATCGGTGCTACTACATTAGATGAATACCGTTTACATATTGAAAAGGATGGAGCTTTAACAAGAAGATTCCAACAAGTAATTATTCCAGCTACCACAGTGGAAGATACTATTAAAATATTGAATAAAGTAAAATCTTCATATGAAGAATTCCACAAAGTTTCTTATAGTGAAGAAACAATTGAAAGATGTGTGAAATTAGCTGAAAGATATATTACTGATAGAGAATTTCCCGATAAAGCTTTAGACATTTTAGATGAAGTTGGTTCTCGTTCTCAGGTTAATGCTAAACCACCAGAATCTATTAATAAAATAGAACAAAAAATTATTAGTTTAAAAGATAAGAAAACTCAGGTAGTTAAAAATCAAAAATATGAGGAAGCTGCTAAACTTAGAGATGAAGAAAGAATTTTAAATGAAAAATTAGAAATTGAAAAAGAAAAATGGTTAGATAGTTTAAATAAGAAAAGACAAAAGATTACACCAGATGATGTAAATGAAGTCGTTTCAATTATGACTGGTATCCCATTAAATAGAATGAGTGGGGATCAAGGTAAAAGACTCTTAGAAATGGAGAAAGATTTATATGGTTCAGTTATTGGACAAGATGATGCGTTAGTTAAAATAGCTCAATCATTAAGAAGAAATAGAGTAGGTATTAGAAACCCTAAAAAACCTATTGGTAGTTTTTTATTCTTAGGTCCAACGGGAACAGGTAAAACTCACCTTTCTAAAAAATTAGCGGAATATATGTTTGGAGATGATGAAGCGTTGATTAGATTTGATATGTCTGAATTCCAAGAAAAACATTCTGTATCTAGATTAATTGGGTCACCTCCAGGATATGTAGGACACGAAGAAGGTGGACAATTAACTGAAAAAGTTAGAAGAAGACCATATTCAATTATTTTATTTGATGAGATTGAAAAAGCGAACAAAGATATCTACAATATTCTTTTACAACTTTTAGATGATGGACAATTAACAGATAGTTTAGGAAGGAAAGTTAACTTTAAAAATTGTATGGTAATTATGACATCTAATGTTGGTGTTAGAAAACTTCAAGAATTTGGTGGAGGTGTTGGATTTGGTACTAAAACTAAATTAGATAAAGAAGATTCAATTAAAAGCGATATTTTAAAAGATGAACTTAAAAAACATTTCGCCCCAGAATTCTTAAATCGTTTAGATGATGTTATTATCTTCAATTCTTTAGGTAAAGAAGATATTGGAAAAATAGTTGATTTAGAAATTGTAAAATTAAGAGGTAGAGTAGGTGAGATAGGTTATGATTTAGAAATTGATAAAACAGCTATAGATTTCTTAATCGAAACTGGATATGATGAAGAATATGGTGCTAGACCTTTAAATAGATCGATACAGAAATATATTGAAGATCCTGTATCTGAAGAAATTTTAGGTGATAAAGTAAAAATGGGACAAACAATAAAGATAAGTTATAATGAAAAGACAGAGTCTATCGAAATAAAAAGTGAATAATTAATAAATAGGGGGATTTTTTAATCCCCTTTTTTTATAGAAAAATTTTTTAAAAATTTTTGTAAATTAAAATTAATTCGTATATTAGTAGAAATAAAATAAGAGTTATGAAAAATTTATTTTTATCATTAGTGTTATTATTAAGTGTGAATGGTTTTACTCAAAGTCATAACGACACTTTAAAAAAATGGTATTCTGTTAATAAATTAGCGGTAGAGAAAGAATTTGTTCGTTTAATCGATTCAGCTAGAAGTTCTTTACTTTTGAAAAAAACTGTTATTTATCGTTCAGATGATGGTTTTTCACAAAAAGAATTAAGAACAATTGTAAAAAAAGAAACAGCTGAAGGTAACTTTTGTCAAGTAATAAAAAAATCTAAAAGTCATAAAATATTTTATATTTTAATCACAAAAAACTTTCATGTTGTAAAAATGGAATATGATAGTTTATTATCGTTAGCTGCTGGACATCACGCTAAATATTTAAGTGAAGTTGTTGAAAAAAGTGGTTATATTAGTCATGAAGAATATAAAAACTATTCTGGGTACATTTATAATGGATCATTACCAATTTTAGAATACCCATCCGATAGAGTTAAATATTATTGCCCTTCAAGATATTATGCTGGAGAATGTTTAATTGATGGTATTGTTGGGCATATTGCTACCTTAGAAAAAGAAGCCGCTATTAATTATTGGGTGAAAAATATTAATCATATAAATGTTAAATCAGTTGCTAAAAAGTTTTTTGAAGATTTCAAATCATCTAAAAAACATTGGGAGGCATTTATGAGACTATCTGATATCGATCTTATGGGTGTTTATTTTTTAATGAATTTCGAAAATTCACAAATGGAATTTGTAACTGTTATGGGTAAAGATAAAGAAAAATATATTAACCCTATGTACGATGTTGAGGGTTTAACATTAAAATAAGGGGATTTAATCCCCTTATTTTATTTATATAATATATTATCTAACCATTTTGGTAATCCTGTAAATGTTCCTGTATTTCTAGAAATATTTTTACCTGATTTATCATATTTTGCTTGTGTAAGGTCAAACCAAGAAGCTATTCTTTTACCACCTTCTGATTTACTTGAGTCAACATAAATAATTGCTTGTCTTAAATTACCTTCATTAGAACCTAATGTAATTTTAGGTGGTTTTATTTTTTCACTAATTTTTACAGCAACTCCTTTAATATAAAGTCTAGCATATTGTCCAGAACCTTCAGCACCCGCAGGATCAACATTACCACCTGTATCAGTAACTCTCCACTCAACTTTTTCGGTAACATCATTAAGAATTGTTATATTCCCTAAAACATCTCCAAGTGAAGAACCATTAATCGATTTAATTAAACTTAATATTCTTTGACCTCTATTCCAAGATAAAAGATTGTTAGCATCAACATTTCCTTTATTTGTTTCTATTGGTTTCTGATTATAATTAATTCCTTTTTTAACAACATTACCACTTCTATCGTGTGTAAAATCAACTACACCTTTATAATAGTTACTCGCTGATGAAATTACACTAATACTATTTATATCTAAATTTTTATAACCTTTTTTATTAAGTTCTTCCCCAATTTTAGTTAAAAGTGATTTTTTAGCTTCTTCGTTATTTTTAAAAGTTGAGAATCCTGTTGTAAACGCTTCTGAAAGTTCTACAACTAAATCAACAGGTGTTTTTTCTTTTATTATTATCTCTGGGGTTTTAGTACCTTCTTCTGGTCTATTAGATGACACACCAACAGTAAGTATACCATCAGCAGGGACATCACCTTTAACTGCCATAAAAAAACCACTTTGTGTTGGTTGTTTAACACCACCTACATTCCCAAAAGTTATTAAATAATATTGTTGTTCACCTTTCAAAAAAGATTCCACATTTTGATTCAATACCCATGACGCTATATCTTCAGGATTTGTAGATTTCATTAATATTGATTCATTAGAAGCATATAAAGGAATTTCAGGTGTTTCTGTTTTTTCATCTTCACCTTTAATAGATCTACCATTTACAAATTCCATCGGTGTAACAGATTTATTAAGAGCTTCTACTTTAATATTCCCAAAATTAGAGGTTTTTTTAATGTTTAAAGTACCATTCAAAAGTCCTGTTCTAAAAACCTTATTCATATTAGAACCTTTAACCTGAGCTTTAGAAACAATCCCTTCAGATATTTTTTTAGCTAACTCATCACTTATTTTAAGTGATCTTGGTGACTTATTCGCAACTTCCTTTATATCTTCAGCAAATGTATCTTCAGTTAAATTTGTAATATCTTCCTGAGACGCTTCTTTATCTTTCTTTTTTTCTGTAGAACCACCACCTATACCACCACCGAATTGTCCTTGATCTTTTGGGGTAGTTTTAATATTTTTTCCTAGATCTTGTTCTTTAAGAAGATATTTCTCAATCATCTTCTCTTCTATTAGTCTGTCATATGAAGTTACATTTTCATTATATTCTTTAGAATCGAAATTTATTAATTTTCTCATCTTATATAATTCTTCACTTAAATTAGTTTTTCTTTTCATCTATGATACTCTTTTATATATTATAAATATACATAGATAGTAAAAAAAGTATAACAAAAAAAAAGGATCTGTTATTCAGACCCCTTTTTAAAAATTTTCATTTTTTTTACTATCGTTATATTTTTTAGAAACAACTAAAAGCGATATTACTAATATGTTTTATAATTTGATCATATTCTTCATCAACTGATGACATTTCAGAATTAATGAAAGTCAGTAAGTCTTTACCTGATAATTTTTTTATATTAATATTACATTTTTTTAAACCAGCACAATCTTTAATGTATTTAACCGCATGTAGAACTAATCCTTCATTATCATCAATTCTATCTGTTAAGGCATCATATATATATGCTGCTGGATTTTCCCTTATATTTGGTGATTCAGTTTCTACTTTTTTTTTTGACCTTTCGGTTGTTCAGTAATAACTCTACCTTTGTTATTTTTCAAAGATTCAGTAATCTCTTTTCTTTTTTCTCTTTTAATCTCGTTTACGATAGTTTCTATTAAAGTAACCATTTCAGATTCCGTAAGTCTTATTTTTTTTTTCATAGTGTTAATTTTATTTTTTTATTATAAATATATAAAAATTTTGTAAAGTTTCATTATTTAGATAAGAAAGGGTTAGTATCTGTAGATGAATTTAACCACTCATTATATTTCGATAAGGATTCTTCATTGAAGTTACCTGGATCAATTCTGAAAACCATAAGTTCATTCTCAGTTAATTCAACTAAACCATTAATATCTAAATTAACTACTGGGTTAGAACTAATATTTAAAGCGAAAATATTAGGGAATTTTTTTGACCAACCTGTAAGGTTTACATCTTTAATACTATTGTTTCTAAAAGAAGCTACTTGTAATTTAGACGCTTCAGGTAATTTATCTAAAGATGGTAGTTTAGTTAAACCACATCCTTCAGCTGTTAAATTTGTTAAATTTTTAAAATTACTTAAATCTGGTAATTCACCTAATGGTAAATTATTAAAATCTAATTTCTCAACATCGGGATTTAAAAATTCAACTAATGAAATCCCTTTAACATTAGATAATAACCATTTTAAATATTTATTATTGTTTAATGGACCTTTATCTAAAGAAGCTTTTTGTTTTATACTCTCAACACCTTCTTTATATACTTCTGGAGAAATAACTGATTCAACAGAACCACCAAATTTATTTAAATAATTAATATATTTACTTTCCATTAATCCAGATCCTTTTTTAATATCCATTTCCGCCAAAGCAGTTAATTCTTTTAAGAAGAAATTTCTTAATCCTGAATATTTACTAAGTACCTCTTGTAATGTGATTTTAGCACCTGGTTTATCGATAGAAGCATTACTTTTATCATGTATCTGATCACTTTCAAAATGAAATTGTAATGGATAAATAATATTATCTTTTTCTGTAAATAATTCTTTCGGCATAATTACATAATAATCTGATAAAGAACCATCAGGTTTCAGATGATCTCTTCTATATCTATCAAAGTATGTATTATCCTCTCTTCTAGTACACCAAGTAGCTAATGGACCTAATGGTTCACAACTTGATTCACGAGTTAATGGTGTATATACTAAAACACTACCATCTCTATAAGCTAATTTAGCCTCACCTAAATCTATATATTTCTTTAACTTTTTCCAAAGAGGACTTTCTGAACCTTCACCTTCACCTTCTTCATCTTCATCATCAGCAGTTTCTATAAATGGACTAATCACAGTATATAATTGAGACAAACTAGTATATTGATTTATATCTGAAACATTTTGTGGAGCATTTGGTCTATTAGGAGCACTTCTTTTAAATAATTTTTTATTTTTTATTTTATCAAAAATACCTAAAAATTCATTTACTTCCATTAAATCTTCGCTAACAAATCTAATCGCAGCTTCTTCATCACCTTCCGCAATGTGTTTTAAAAACACATTTATAATCCATTGTACATATTGTTTATTAGTAGTAGGATCACTTGAAACTATATCATTAAAAGTTTGATCAGTTAATTTGATAGATTCTTTACCTTTTTTACTTTTTACTTTATAAGCTAAATCAATACCATCATGATTTTGTAAAGGTTTTAATGAATCTTTTTGTGGTTTCATTCCTCCTGGTATTCTTTCTTCACCTGATTCTAACTCACCTTCTACTGATTTATCTAAAATTTTAGGATCAATTACATATTGTCCTTTTAAAAATTGTACTCTATCTTCTTTTAAAAGGGTTTTTAATTGATTTTCTGTTATTATATATTTCATATTAAATTATTTTACTTATAAATATAACGTTTTTATTAAAAATTTCCAAATTTAATTTACTACATCAGATCTAACCCAACCTGAATCGATACCACTCACAGGTTTAGTAAGTTTTACCTTATACCAATTAAAACCTTTACTATCTACAAATGTTTTAATTATTGATCCAATTTTATTAGGGTATTTTATTGTTGAAATTTTATCACTTTCTCTATCAGCGTATTTTCTTACATTAACATAATTATCACCACCTGATACATTTTTAGGGTAAATTACATCACCAATTGATTTTTTAGT